CATCGAATCACCCGCAAGTCGTTTAAGCCAGGAAGTACCTTTTGCACCTGTGCGGTGCAGCAAGCAATGACCATCGCACCCCCTGCCATTACTTTGCGTTTTTGATTGCGCGGCGCAATGACTGTTGCATGTTGCGAGTGAAGTTCTTCTTCACGCTGCGCCTCACGCCGCCGTAGAAGTCAAACCTAGCGCGGTACTGTGGTTTGCGCCCTTCGACCATGTATGGCTGAACATTGTTACCATCACGCCGCATGATGATTGTGCGCTGCTTGTTAGTGTTGATCGCAAAATACTTCTTCTTCTTTCGCTTTGTGTTCTGCTTGGGGTCGAAGTTCTTGCCCACATCACTGATAGCCTTGCCTATGTGTCCCGGCATTAGGTTGCCGTATTTGTTGCGCTCAATAGTGCGACCGGGGTAAAAGTAGCGACCCGATCCAAGTATCAAATGCTCTGCTTTCTTTTGCTTCCGCGAGCCGCCTTCGATGTGCGGCTTGACCTGATCGCGCCGGGGCTGGCCCTTGTTGCCATAGTCCTCGATATCCACGCGCGCAAACATCTTGTCGATGCTCTTCCGGTCTTCATAGTTTGCTTTTTGGTACACAATTCCAGATACAAAATAGGGCGTAATAGGTCTATCGAAACTTGCGCGCATCAGCTTCCTAGTGTCCTTCATCGCTTGAAACGCTGTCTTGTTAAGCGCTTGGAAGTAAGCGAACGGCACATGTCTGCGCTCTACTCTTTTCAATTGACGTTTGAAGTCATGCACGTTTGTGCCAGCGTTAACCTGCATTATTTGATCTCCTGCCCCGTCTTCAGATCCCACTCGCGCTCTGTCTTGATCGCCCATTTGTTCTGCGGCTTAGGCGCATGATCGTCCTTGTCCCGGTTGCGCGGATCATCACCCAGCGCATAGGACAACCACCAATGCGCTTTGTGTAGGTTCTCATCCGCATCGCCCTTGGCTTTCCAGCGCCATAGCATCTCAAATGCTTGGATCACGCACGCCGTCTTGACATCGTCCGCGCCAAATTGTTGAAGCATCGCATCGATGCACTCAATGTCGCCCGTGTAGTGCGGGGGTGCATTGACCGCCTTAGAATGGAATTTCGTCGTCATAAAACTCTACCTCTTCCCATTTCTTTAGTTCAGATCCGGTAAATTGCAATTTAAGGGCAATCACGCCAGACGGGATCATTTTGATCAGTTCATCGACCGTGAAGGTCGCAGCGTTCTTATTCTCCGCGCGCTTCACTTGTTCAGCGTGCTGCACCACATGGATCGTAGTGCCGCGCGGCCCACCTTTGCTCGTCCATATCATCGGCGGCATTGGTTCATTGCCCAGCAACTTCGCCTCGCTCTCCATTGCGGCAATTCCTGCCTCGATGGATTTCGCGTGAATCCGAACACTGGGCAAATGTTTCTCCGCAACTGCCTTTTCGTACCGCTCAACTTGAGCGTCCCATTTGAATCGCATTTCTGAACTGACCTTCAGCCGAAGATAGTCAGCACCCCATTTCCGATCGGCAGATTCTCTTAACGCATCAACTCCATCAGTGATGCTTTTTAGTTCTAAATCTTTCTTCAATTCTTAAGCCCCGGTCATAGTATTCATCATCACCTCCCCCCCTAAAGGGGGGGGGAGTGAGTGATGAATAATATCTTTTTTGACATTTGTCTGATGAATCGATGATGAATCGATGATGAATCTTTGTTCATAAAACTCCAATTATCTATTAATATCAATGACATACGGGATTCATCACTCTGATGACTCGATGATGAAAAAAAAGTATATTATTCATCATTTGGTGTCATCATTGAGTCATCATTCATCATCGCCAAATGATGACTACTACTGGATGTGTATACAGTTGTTTCAACCCCTTTTTTACGCCTAATTTCCAGCCGGATTTGATGTGCAATCGCCAATTCTTCAGCCGAATACCAGATGTCAAAAGCGCTACTCAACTGATCCACCGATCGCCGGTTTGACGATTTCGCGCATTTCATTTGTCAGCTCGCCCATCTCACGCAGCAGATTTCTCGAGTCGGATAACAGCTCATCAGCATGCTTTTGCAGCGTGGCTAATTCCATCATCAGGTCGGAAATGTCTTCATCGGTTAGTTCAATTGTCACGTTTGCCATAGTTGTCCCTCTAATACTGTCCAGGCTTGCGCCGCTGTCTGTGGCACTACTCCATTCCCCAATAGCCTAAGTCTGTCCACCCGGTCGGGACACCCATCAACCACTCGACCCAATCCGGGTTCAGTTGCCCATTGGTCTGCGCTCTGCCGCCAGCCTGATCTATCACTACTGTTGTTAGCGACTTCTGAGTGCCTTTCTTTGTCGGATCGCTCCGGTCTTGATAACCGAGTCGAGCTTCGTGTGCTGCTGGAGTCGGCCAATTCCTGACCGCGCCGCCCAATGTCGTGCCGCGCTTGTCCTTGCCTTTCACTTGGTTGTTGTCCTGCGTTGTCGGAGTCGGCCACATCGACACGAACCTGTCTAAACTCACCGACTTGTTTGTGCTGTAGTTCAGCTCCCCATTCGACGCGCCCTGATTTGTTGATTTCCGAATGATGTGATCGCTCGCCGTTGGAGTTGGCACGCTGTTGGTAGGTTTCTGCGTCAATCCCATTTGATAGGCTGGAGTCTGCAAGGATGTAGACTCGCTTTCGTTGATGCGGCGCACCGACTTCACTCGCGCTAAATATTCCCCACGCCGTTTTGTAACCAAGGCTTTCCAAATCTTCGATGACTTCTCTGAGTCCAAGACTGATGTGTCCTTCGACGTTTTCAAAAAAGCATCGAACAGGTCGCATTGCTTGGATATGTTCTCTGATGTATGGCCAGAGATGTCTGGGATCATCTTTTCCGGCGCGCTTTCCGGCGTTTGAAAAGGGTTGGCATGGATATCCAGCAGTGAGGATGTCAACTCGATCTCGAAACAAGTGTGATGCGAAGGTTTTAAGATTCGACCAGATAGGTGCCGGAACCAGGGCACCCGTTTCCATCTTCGCGACCAGGTTGGCTGCGGAGAAGGCTTCGATCTCCACAAAAGAGAGTGTTCGAAGTTCAAGCCCGGCAAGCTCAAGTCCTCGCTCGATGCCAGCGTATCCGCTACAAAAGCTGATGACGTTTCTAGGTTGTTTGGCAGTATCCACATCCATCACCACCAATCCGAATAATGCTGTCTGAACCAAAGCACTGGATTTGGTTGCACTTCTTTCGCAAATGCGATGTCCTCGCGCGCTTGCTCTGCCAGCGTTTCCATCAGATCACGCGCCTCGCGCAGCGTGGCATAGTCCTGATCACTCAAATCCAGCATGCCGCGAAGATGCGCTTCTTTAAGCAGTGCGCCTTGTTTGGCTAGCTCATAGGTCAGCAAATCTTGTTTAGCCCATGCTTCGTTCATTCGATTAACCAATGCTCGTCAGCGTGTTTCCCGACCACCTCGCGCTCAACCAAGCGACTGACGCAGCGTCCGAATGCGGCGTACCAACTGCGCTTGCCCGTGTCCATCAGGTTGCGACCCTCTTCGCGCCACTCGTCCAGACTGACCACTAAGCGCATCCCTTGAACACGGTTGCTTTTCGGCGCTTTACCGCATCGCTCGACCGCATTGCGCAGCGCTTTCATGGTCAACCGCTCGTTGGTTGTCAGTTGGAATTTGTGTTTCTCTTCCGCGATGATGCTTGCCAATTCCAGTGCAACGCTTGCCTCACCGATCGCACCATCGCCAACGTTCACTTGCACCATGTCCAAATTAATCGGTTCTGCGATTTCGATATCTTTCTGCTTCTCAAACGTCAGCTTTATCTGGTTGTCATCGACGCGCTTACAACTCATTGATGTATTGACCGCACCTAGCAAAGAGGAGCTGCCACGCATGCCTTTTGCGACATCTTTGCCAGAGTGATGGATGCCCAACACGCTTGCATTGTGATCGGTCTGTAAGCGTCCGCACGCGGCAATGAACTTGCCCATTTCTGTCGCGCTATTTTCTTCCGCACCGGCGAGCGCTCGCGCCACCGTGTCGATGACGATTAGGTCAAACTCGCCCATTTCTCTGATCGTGTTAGTGAGCCGAAACATCGCCTCGTCGTCGACCATTTCCACGGTTTGCGGCAGGATGAAAAAACTCTCAACAGGATCGCAGGAATTGTGTGCATGCCACGCTTTGACGCGCGCAGGAAGGCCGCTAACACCTTCGCCAGCGATGTATAAAACGCGTCCACCTTTCACTGTGTGATCGTTCCAATCTCTGCCAGCGGCAACGTGCAAAGCAAAATCCAACGCAAGGAACGTTTTGCCTTCGCCTGGAGGTGCGTACAGCACCGTCAGCTCTTTCTGTGCTATCACGCCATCGATGAGCCATTGCGCCGGAGGCATGGCATACAAATCCGCGATCGATAGCACCGGATAGCTGAGAGGCACGCCAGCATCGTCTTCGTCTTCAAATTCCAATGGCGTATCATCGACATCAGTCACGATTTCACGCCGCTCGTGCAGATCCACCAGATCATGCGTCAGCAGATAATCTGCGACATCAAACTTTGCAGCGAATTCATGGAAATGCACAAGCTGCACTGACGCAGCAAATGGCAATAACGACTGAATGACCTTGCGCGCGTGCGCTTGTCCCTTCGCATCATTGTCCTCGTACACAACGCAATTGCGCCCTTTTAAATAAGCCGAATGCACTTCAGACCATTGTCCACCACCACCGCTGTTTGTGGTCGCGAGTAAATCGCCTTCAGCGGCCAGCGCTTCTGCACATTTCTCGCCTTCTACAATATGCACAACGTCATCTTGACGGTTCATGATGTCAGCGAGTTTGTAGGGTAGGGGGGTGATGCCTTTGTTCTTAATGCCAGCCTTGCCCGTTGCATCAAACTGCTTAAACCGCTTTGCACCGCTGGCACTTTCTTCGCGCGCGACTTGATAGCTCACCACGCCGTTTTCGTCGGTATAAAAGTATCGCGCGACCTCTTGGAAATGTTCAGGGCGCTTCGTCGTTTGCTCTCGAACAGGTTGCAGACGAAAGCCAAAATCATCGAGCTGTTGATGAATTGGCTTGCCATTTCCATGCAATTTCAGCAGAGAAATCGCGTTGCCGCCCTTATCCAATTCATAGTCGTAAAACTGCCCGTTGTTTACGCTTAATCGCCTCGAGCCATGTGTGCCCCAGCGGTACTCGTCACCGCTAATCAAAGTCGGCTCGCCCCAGAGCGCTTTGCAGATAACAAGCATGGCATCGCCACTTATATCGTGTTCACGTTCTTCTGCCATCATGTAAGTACCTCGCGCCAGCGAGCGGAGGGCGAGGGGGGCCAGAGTGACCCGCCAGCGCGAGGATTTGAAACTACCATGATGCGGCAGGTGAGTCGGTGTATTTCAGGTTGGTTTCGTAGTCAACCTGTTCAAGCTCGATAGGTCTTTCGACCCAGCCTATAATTGACCACTTTGGAATTGACGTATTGCCTTTGCCCATCTGTTTTGCTTCAGCACCTTCCCACTTGAGTTCCGCTAATTTGTTGCCTTCTCGCGCCGCGCTCATTTGTTCAAACAAGGCATCAAATCCAATCAACGCGCCTTTTTGCGCACTTTCCCAAATTTTGCGCTCGCCGTTTAAGCTAAATTCGCAACTGAATGCCATGTCGAAATCGCGCCCCGGTGAAGCAACTTTTTCACCTAACGCGCTTGCCCAAAGTTTCTCCGGTGCGCCATTTTCGGGCCAGCAAATCCACCCAGTTTTGACTGAGTCCATATCGCACACGATTTTGCACTTGCCCATATCGAATTCGCCGTCTTTTTCACCCCAAACCCGCGCCTGAGCTTTATACTTTATGTATAAACTTTGACCACTTTCGTCACCGACCAAACCTAATATCGACATAATCTTTTTCCTTAGTTATTTAATTTCATTTATTTTGCTGTTCATTTCTTGTTCACGCACAACGTAGCACCAACTTTCAAAGCTGGTTGTAACGACTTCGTCAAACTTGATCGCCATGTCAGGATTAATGACATGCATTGGGAAAACACAACGAATTGGGCGGCGATCATATTTGTAAATTAATACGGGATGCTCGCCATTTCTCGCGGCGTTACAAGTCTGAGTCCACCATTCGGGTCTATGTAGAAAGGAGGAATTGTCTGCATACCGCTTACATTCAATCACCCAGCCATCAAGCCCGATCAGGTCGCCATGCAGCGATTCTCTATATTGCTCGAGATCGCGCCGCACGCTGATACCCAGATGCTCGTAGATCAAATGCGCGATTTCTCGCTCAAACCCTGCACCTTTTGCGCGACTGTCAACCATCTGGATATGCCAATTTGTTGTTATTAATGGTATTGGCTTACAAACACCGTTACCCCCTTACGCTTGCCAAACCCTATTGATTAGATTATCGTGCGTCAACGTGGTTAATATATTGTTTTAACCAAAATGGTAAATTTTGTTGCAAATGGTTATAAAGTATCGTTAAGTCCACACACTTTTAGAGGGGTATCATGAGAGCGATCATCTACTATCGCGATCGAAGAGGCGGCAAATCGCTGCAATTCCAACAAGATTTGGCGAACAGTTGGTGCAAAGAACGCGACATCAAAATCGTCGGGCAAGTGATTGAAAGCGAAGACGGCAGAAAGCGCAGCAAGCGCCCAGAGCTGGAAAGGGCGCTTAGACTTGCGCAACTGGCCAAAGCCATTTTGTTCATTCCCACGTTCGGCCAGATGAGCCGCAACGCCGATGTGATTGGCAAGATGTTGAATCATGGCATCGAGGTTTGCACGCCAGACGTTGCCAGCTTGCGAGAACCAGGGGGCACAAAAAGCGTGCTGAAAGTCATGGCATCAGTCGCTGAGTTTGAAGTGGAAGAAACCAAAGCGCGCGCACGCAAAGCGTACAAAAAAATCCAGCAGACGATTAAAGAAAAAGGTCAGCATGTTACGCGCAAAGGCAAGGTCATTACCTCGCTAGGCAATCGCAGCACGACCAAGATGGCCAGCGAAGAGGCCATCAAAACGCGGCTTGCGCAGAAATTGGACTATACCGCTGAGATATTGCCGGTGATGCAAGCACTACATGATCGGGGGTGCAGATCGAGCGGCGAGTTTGCCAAAAGTTTGACCGCGAAAAAAATAGTCAGTCCACGCGGGCGCACCGTTTGGACAGCGAGCATGGCGCGCAACGTGATGGACAACTGCGGCATCAAATCCACCGCGCGATTGGAATTTGTGCGCAAAGTCAAACCCGCGCCGCAGGTTGAAGCACCCGCGCCGGTTGATCAAACCCTGAGCGAATTGATTGCTGAAAAGCCCGACGAAAGCACCGAAATGCTGCGGCGTAAAACGGGCGCGAGCTATGGCGACATCAAACGCGCGAAGGAGGCACTCGATGCCACGACCAACGACTGAATTTTTATATGCGCGAAAAAGCGTACGCATAACCGTACCGCTCGCAAGTGATGAACATATCGCAACTGCGGCTGCGGAGCTTAAACAACTGGCTCAATCACTGAGCGAAATTCACCAACAAAAAGCATGGAGGGTATCAGAGCGCGTATGGGACGCGCAAAATGAAGTGCAACGCACTGCGATGCGTTTGCGCAAAAACGTTGCTAAAAATGAACATTTGAAAAACTTACGATAGTTGTACAAAAAATATACAAGGAAAAGTTATGACGGTATTTGATACGGAAGCACGAAGCGCGCGCATTACGCCGCGTTATAACAGCGCACGATATGCGCATAATATATATACCGGTAAACCGCAGAGGCGCGTTTATTGTGATCCCGTAATCAGGGAGGGGGAACAAACACCGCGAGCTGCGGAATTTGTGAAGACGGTGGGCGAGATGACGATCATTTTCGTAATCGGCGCTGCCATCGTTGGCACATTGTACACCATTTATTCACTGACTTCAGGAGGTGCATAACATGGTTGGTAAAGTCACTCCAAACACTCAAGCAAGCGCATCAATCATCGCGGCGATAATGGGCCATGATCCTTACAAAACCCCCAACGAATGCTTGCGTAGCTGCATCAATGCAAACGCCGGAATTCCAGCAAAAGATTGGGTGCAGAGCAAGCAAGCGGCGTTCGGCGATCGCATCGAGCCATTTTTAGCAGAGTCCGCGTGCAAAGCAATCGGCGGCTCGAAGCTGAAAACGGACTACGAAGAGGCGTTTCATCATCGAGAGCTGGCGCTCGCATGCTCGCTTGACGCAACCTGCTTTGCTGATCGAACTATTACGCATGACCCAGACAACGGCATTTTCGTCATGACCCCAGAGCGGAAAATTAAGCTCTACGGCACTGGCGTGATCGAATGCAAAAACACTAGCGTAAAACCCGACGAAGCTGGGCCAGCACCGTATCGCGGCCCGCTTCAGCTCCAAGCGCAAATGATGTGTACGCAGCTCCAATGGGGCGTGGTGGCGACTCTATACGGGGGATATGATTTGCGCTTGTACTTTTACGATAACGCACTGTCGATGCAGATACTTATTGCCAATCGAGTGCGCGATTTTGAACGCAGGATCCAAGATCACGATTTCTACGCGCCGGAAAATTCGGGTGACGCAAACACTATCTGGCCGGTGCCGTTGAACTTTGACACGAAAGAATTGGTCGATTTGCCGGATGATGTCGATGGCATCTGTGAAGAGATCGAAGACGCTAAACAGCTAAAGAAAACGATGGATGCAAAGATCGACGCACTCCAAAGTTTGCTGAAGATCCATTTAGGCGATCACGAATCTGGGATTGCGAAACGCTATGCCGTTGAATGGAAAATGACCAATGGGCGCAAAGAGAAGACCGTGACGTATGAGGGCAAAGAACCGGAGCGCGCTAAAAGCGTCAAGATTAAAAAGCTGAAAGAGGTGACCACAAATGTTGCGTAAACAAAAACCAAAACCTGTGACTCCGCGCCAGTTTGAAGTCTTGGAATACATCCGACTTTATGCTGATCATCACGGCAAAAATCCCAGTCAGCTCGCCATCGCTCACGGAATTGATAGCACGCAAAATTCAGTCTTTAGGATGATGCAGCTCCTGCAAGATCGCGGCGTAATCTATCGCGAGCGCCTTTGTGCGCGTCAGTATCAAGTCATTAGCGATTACGAGTTAAAGCAAAACTATCGCGCCTAATCCAACGCCCCGCGCGAGCGGGGTGCCATATCGACACATAAAAGATGTGTGTCGACAAAATAGCAAATCATCGACACATTGAGAATTGAACCATGAGAAAATGTAAAAGAGAACAATGCAGCGCAGAGCTGCCAGCGTCATCGCACGCAAGCGCACGCTATTGCTCAAGCGACTGCTATCAGCTTAGTCGCAGAGACAATCAGCGCATCAGTTGTGATGCTGCAACGATGAATCAAGATCCAAGTTGGCGCTACCGGGAGGCGTGCGCAATGCTTTCGCGGTCTTGGATCGGAACTTATTAATATTCGCCAGTGCGGATCATTTCCGCAATTTCCTCAGATCGGTTGCCCACTTGTTTCGCCCAGCGTGAATCAAGCAATTCGGTCTTAGCGGTATCCCACTCGCTGGCTTCAATAGCGGCGAGTGCTTTTTTAAACCCCATCAGTCTAGTCAATCCCAAATTGAAACATAAATCGATCAGCGCTTCTCTGCGCACATCATCGATGCGATGGAACCACGGCAGCGCGCGCGTCAGCTCTTTAATGCAGCGAACGATGTCGTTATCAAGCAGATAATCAATCTCATCGTCAGACAGCCCAAGCGATCCAGGTGCGATGCAACGGCCAACACCGATCGTCTCAAGTCCCAGGTGATCTTTATAACAATGAGTTTCAACACCTTCGTGCCGCTTAATCATTTCGCGCAAACGTTCCATTACTTTCCTTTATGGTCGTGGCTTGCGCCGTAATAAAAGCTGATTATGGAACTGACAATGCCGCCCAGATAACCAAGCACTAAGCTCACGATCGTATCGGAATTGGCATCAGGCGGCAGAACCGTGACCAACGCTATGTACCCACCAAAAAACAATACGCACGCAACAGCGATGAATTTTGGAGTCCAATCATTCCCGGTGCGATAAACTTCGCGCGCGTTTTGCACATCAGCAGTCTCTAGCGCGAAAACGTCTACATCGAGCGCCTTCATTTGCACTTGAAAATCCAACTCCGCTTTCTTCAACTCCGCTAGTTGTTCAGGCGTGGCTTGCTGGATCGCTTGCTCAAGCGCGCGCGGCTCGTTGGCAACGCCTAGCACCTTTGCGATTACTGAACCCGCTGCGCCTCCAACTGGCCCGCCAAGCGCTGCGCCGATGGTTGGTGCGACAGATCCAAGAATGTTTTTGATTGCGTCAAATTTCATTTGTCTTTGTCCCGTTGGTTAAACAAGTCGAACAACACCTTCACCTTTTCTTTCAACACTTCCACATCACCAATAATCCGGCTGATGGTGTAGATCAAAAGTGTGATACCTGCGAGCGGTGCCCACAATGATGCGATCATCTCGACGGCTTCCATTTCACTTAACCTTTCCGCGCCACTTGACCACTAACGGATCTTGCCAGATGCGCAAACTCATCCAGATTATTGTTAGTAAGCTCGCGACAGGCGGCAGCCAGCCAGCAAGTGTGCTGACGGCTGCGCCTACGCTTAACCAATCGAGTGCGTGCTTCGCGCTCTCTTCCATTTTCATTATCCTACTGCTGTAGCATCCGCGACAGACTCTTTGAGTCGCGCAAAGAATGCTTCGCGTCCAACTTGCAGTTGCTCGACGTTGAAACTTGCGGATCTGATTTTACGATCCAAGTCCGTCACATGGTCAAGTAGCAAGCGACTTTCATCGCTCAAGTCTTCAAGCAAGTACGCTGTGTCATCAATTGAAACTTGTGCAGGCGCTGTTTTTTTCTCGGCCATTTTACATTTCCTTTTGTGGTTGGTTAATTGTTAACGTTTAAAAATTAGCATAATCATACCCATGATTACGCCGAAACTTATTATAGCTGACGAGAATATTAAGCCGATAGTTTTCGCAAACTTAATGTTTTCGCGTCTGCGTATTTTTTTCAGTCTTATTTGCTTCTCATGCTCTAGCCTAGATTCCTCTACTCTGTTCATGATTTCGCGGTAATCAGATCCAAGTCCGGCCATCAGCATTTGATCTTTTAGCGTTTGGTTAAAGCGAGCCAACTGCCTTTTTGCCATTTGGATCTGAGTACTTTCCTTCACGCTAAGGCGGCCAACGTATTTGCTTTCAACATCCTGAATAGCTTCGTTTGCTGTCGCGTAACGACCCATGACGCTACTCAGATCCGTTGCGTGACCGCTTGCCTCTTTGAGCGCACCAATCGCATCATTCAGTCCTTTTACGACAGATATTACTGTTGCGATTTCGGCAATCATCAGCTTGGATTACCAAGGTGTTCCCGAGGCTTGCGTTGGGTTGACCAAATTATCAATCGCAATTTGCAAATTTGCTTCAACAGCATCTTTGTCTACACCGTTTTCGTAGCACCAACCAAGCACTTGTGCTTCCGTTACGTCTGCAAAACTGGTGTAGTCTGAAGACGAGGGGTCAGGTGTGAATCCGCAAGTGCCATAGTTTGAAGC